TCGCATGTAGGCACGGTGCTTAAACCGGGCCTACCAGTACGCGCTCGCCAGGTCTTTACGACCGATATAAAGCGGAGGCGTGCTGCTACACCGTTCGGATTTGGTCTAACGCCAGATAGTTTCACTACGAGGCAATGGGCCATTCTTGCTGCTCTCGGCATGAGTCGGAGCAGGGTACTAGCGCGGTAATCCAACCGTGGCTGTACCAACCCATGATGCGTGGCCAATCCAGGTCATGTATCTACCCGGCTGACTGTATCCCGCAGTTGGCTTCTCACACATTGGAGTGTTGCCACAATGTTTTCAGACCCGCAGTCAGTCACAGTTTCATCCGTCGCTCAGTCGCTTCCGCGAGTGAGCGAAGGGGACCGAACCGCCACCTATACAAAGGATGACGAGTCGGTTTCTCTTACCGTTGGCCATGCGTCCACTAATCGTGGGCGTGTTCGGCATTCGGTACGGGTGGATTTCCAGAAGGTTACTCCGGACCCGTTCGTTACGACCACCAACCGCAAGGTGAGCTGTAGTGCTTACCTTGTGATCGATGAGCCGGACGACGGGACCTACAGTAACGCTGAGCTCTTGGCTAATACCAAGGGCCTTCTGGGTTGGCTTTCTGATGCCAACGTGACCAAGGTTATCGCCGGCGAGAGCTGACGATGATCTGGCGGGGGAACGGGCTCTTTGACAAGGCCCGACGCTTTACAGCGGAATGGTTCTGGCTACTTATTCTAGTAGTCAACACCATTCTCCTCTTCTGCATTGTGGCTAGGGATTCCAGACACCTCTGTTAGGAGGGATGGATGAAAAGCCTGATGATGCTCTGGCGTGTCGTCGCTGATGAATATGGCGACATGTGCAGCGTAAGCACCACCCGTGATTTTCAAACTCTCACGGGTCGAGTAGAACACGAAGGGTCATCGTTTTTAGCGATAACTCTACCTCGCTTCTGTGACGACTTCCAAAAAAGTCTGTCCATTGGCAGGGTAACTCGCGACCTGTTCCAGGGTTTCTCCTGGCAGGCAGGGCTCCCCCGATTTCTCGGAGGTTTCCTCGAGCTCGTGTTCGATCGCGCAACTGGCGATCTGATCGACTTGCCCAACATTGATGCGATCCACGCCGTTCGGCAGCTAACGCTGTTGTTCGGCAAGATCCAAGTCGAGCCCACTGCGAAGCGGGTTCGAGCATCTCTAAGGGGGTTTGTCGATTGTGAGCAGGAAGTCAAGAAATTCGACGCGTCTCGTTCTGACCAAAACATGGCAGAATTTCGACGGATGTCTCGTTTACTTTGGAGCGAGGTTCTACAGAGAGTCGATAACGATCTCTTTGCAGAACACCAAGGACCCAGGATTTCTGATCCTGAATGGCCCTACCTTGTCCCAAAGCACGGCCCTGGTGCCACCGCCGATCGAAAGACCGGCAACCGCAAATATGAATTTGCGGAATGGAGCCAGCGGTTGGAAGCGACGTTCCCTTATGGGGAATATGCGCTTCCGAATTGGCGGTATCACAACCGCCTTGACCGTGTTGACTTTCTCGAACCTGGAATGGAACGCCCTGTTCGGGTCATTACCGTTCCTAAGACGCTGAAGTCACCTCGTATCATTGCAATTGAGCCATCCTACATGCAGTATATGCAGCAGGGTGTCTCTGCGATGATCGTGGACTCTATTCATCGCGATCATGTGATGGGTAGAGTTGTCGGATTCGATGACCAGTGGCGTAACAACCACTTGGCCGCTGAGGGCTCTCTTACCAAGAGCCTAGCAACACTCGATTTGAGTGAAGCTTCCGACCGTGTCTCCAATCAGCTTGTCCGCGCCATGGTGGAACCTTGGTCTCACGTAAGTGAAGCCTTGGATGCCACTAGGTCTAGACGTGCTGATGTGCCTGGCCATGGCGTTATTCGCCTGGCCAAGTTCGCATCTATGGGTTCAGCCCTCACTTTTCCTGTGGAGGCGATGGTCTTTGCGACTGTCGTCT